CTCCGGCACCTACGGCGCGTAGTTTGCATACACGGTTTTCGTAGATTGCGTGGGCGATTGCTGACGCTACAGCTTGCGGGTTGCTACCGGCGCTTACGCGTAGTACTTGTTCTTCTACAATTTCTGACATATTTACCTCATAGTGGGACGAGTTGTATTCGGACCACTAATTGTGGCAGAAAATATTTAAAATTCGTCCTCAAAGTCGAAATCTATGCTAGAAAATGTTTTAGCCGTAGCGTTACTAAAATAGGCTAGTAACGCTACAGCTGCAGCAGTGATAAGCATTCCTACCAGAGCTTTACGCCGCATGGAACGGAATCATGTCTGCGTGAAAAATCATGTTACTCCTTAATTAGTTTAATCTTGCCTAATGACTCGGCCTCTAGCAGCCGTGGGACTGTGTAGGCCAAAACTTCTCTCCAGAGGCAGACGTTGCAGCCACAGAATACAATTCCTGTTTCTGTCTCAATCTCATCATCCTCTGAACTATCTAATGACTCCATAAGGGCGTCAATATATTCTTCTAATCCGTGCTGCAGGTCTGACGCCCAATTGTCGTCCAGAATCTCATATGCCGGGGTTTTGCTCATTTGTTTTCTCCCTATGCTTTGGGTCCGATAATAGTTTTAATACATCTTTTTCATATTCAGTTTCTGCATGTTTTGACGCAATCTTAGCTAGCGCGTACGCGTCTGCGGCGTTGTCGTCAAGCAACTCTACGCCCCACTTCTTGTACACGGATAGCATCATCTGGCTCTTCTTGACGCCGTTACCTTTACCTGTCACATACTTCTTTAACGTGGTTGGCGGAACAATCAATGGGTGGACATTGTAGGCCGTATAAACGGTTAACTTCACCGTTGCACCTAGCTCTCCCGCCATGTTAGCCATCTGGGATCCGTATGCGTATCCTTCCATGGCAATATCTTTTAAGTTTTCTGAAGGACTAAACGCGTCTATCGTTGAGCGCAATATGTGAGACTGCACATCAACTAGACGCTCTACCCCAGTATTAGCAAACGATCGTACAGTGGCCAGGTAGCTGCCGTCTTCTCCAAGAAAGCACATACCAAAGCCGCTGTAAGACTGGTCGATACCTACGTAAGTAGGAACTCCCTTAGTTACTCCTGGCCCAAAAGTCTTTAACTTCACGCGAACATCCGGCTTCCGCGCAGTTTAGTTGCGCTACCTGAAGTTCGGCGGGTCAGTTCTCGGCTAAGTAGGTTGGCGTCACGCTCAGCGTTGTTTACCATCATTTCTACCAGCTTACGGTAGGCGTATTGCCCTTCGTAGTCCTTAGACAATTTTGACACCTCTGGGTCTGCCGCTACCTGAGCCTTTAACAAGGTGACAGTATCTTTGGCGGCCTTTCCTCCGTGAGCGCGTAGCATGGCTAGGCTCTCGGCGGCGTCAAAAGCTTTTTCAGATGCGCGCTCGTCGATAATCGCGCAAGCCAGCTGGGCTGACAAAAAGTTCCAAAATGCTGTGTATCGAGTAAACAGCCCCATAAGGTCTTCGTCCGCAAGCTCGCTAATGTCTACAGGTAGTGACGGAACGTCTATGTCAACCTGAGTAGGCACTACTAAACCTTGCTTACGCAATTGTTCTAGTGTGTCTTCTCCGTAAGTAGTTTTAATTTCTACTCTAGTCATTTGATGCCTCCGCGTAATGGTTGCATTTGTAGCACCCTGCTACAGGGTCGATATTACACGTAGGCGGTATACCCTTGTCAACTGCGGCAACGATATTTTCTGCGGAGGCGAATAGCTCTGCTACGGCAAAGTCACTTTTAGGAACGGTGAACTCTTTTACTTCTTGAGTGGCCTTGTTTTCATAGATAAACACTACCTCTTGAGGCGCGTCTTCCATACCAAGTAGCTCGATCAATTTTAGGTAAATCTGAGTCTGCATAATATGAGTGTAGAAAGGCGCATCAAACGCCTTCCACATTGCGGCCATGTTGCCGTTGTGAGCGTAAAATAGGTCTGGGTTTTCCCAGCGGAAGCTTCCTTCGCCTACAGACTTAATCTCTAGTAGCATGTCGTTGCCTAGGCCTTTAATCCAGCCGTCAGCGTGTCCGCCAATGCGAAGGGGCTCATAGTTTAACGAGACTTCCATGTACTGAGTCTTGCTGCCGTCGTTAGGGCAGATGTGGTCAAGGCTCCATACATTCAGGTCACATGATGAGCAAGTACGGCGTCCGTATAGAACGCCCATTTCACTAAGCCAATCCTGCCATCGTCCGTGGATTCGGTGCCCTTCTGAGAACACCAATAATTGCTTTAGGCTGGTCTTATATTTAGACGGAGGTGGTGGGGCTCCCTGAAGCATAAAGTACTGGGCGCGGTGGCACCAGTCTGCTTTAGCCATCTCGGACGGATGAATTACATCCGTTCTACGACCTTCGCTGTTGGCTGGTTTAGACAGTAGGTGGCGTTCTACCGAACCTACTACCTTAGTGCCTTTGTCACGAACATCTAGAAACTTCTTTAGTGTTCCGGATGGCTTCTGCTTTTTCATTTTCTTCCTGACTTAACCCATTCATCGAACGTGTATCCGTTGCGCTCGGCTTTTCGTTTCAAAGCGTTTCTTTCTCGGTGGCTCATGCCGCCCCAGATACCGTGCTGTTCGTCCATTTTGTTTGCGTATAGTAAGCAGTCAATCCGTGCAGGGCACTCGCCCTCGCCGTCTCGGCCGTAGCAAATACCTTTTGCTACATCTGCTATTGGTTTGTATTTGTCTTTGTCCCTAGGCGGAAACCAAAGCTCTGGATCGTGGTTCTGACACTTAGCTAGCTTTCGCCAGCCTTCGGGTCCGTTTTCGTCGTAGTACAAGTGCACTCCTGGAGGTAATGGCGAAGTTCCAGAAAGTCGTCTTCATCTAGCATGACGTAGTTTTGACCGTTTAGGTGAAATCCTAGGACCGGAGTCCGTCCGTCAAGAATAGCTTCTTTGACAATCTTTTCTAGCTCGTTCGCCTTAACGGTGAACTGCAACTTTCCGGTCCACTTGTGTTCTACAAGTAGGTCTTGACTCCGGACGTCGCCTTTCCGACTCCAAAAGGCACCGGAGCCCGCATTACGCGAGCCTCCGATGACCTTGGCAAGCCGGTCCTCGTGCTTCCTTGACTCCCGTTGACCTTTAGACTTCATTGTCTTCCGGTTCAACTACGTACTTAGAGCTCGCTTTAACGGTCTCTAGTACTTCCTTCTCCAGTGCTTCCTTCAGATCAATTTCTTCTCTGATGGAGCTAACTAAAGCATCTGCGCCCTGCCATTGACGACCGTCATAGCGGTAGTACGCACCTGCTCTAGTAATTACCTTGTTAAGTATACCAAGAGCCACGATTTCCTTAGCGAAGTCGAAATCTCCAGGCAATACGGCACCCCCGTCAGCAAAGTAGAAATCTACGTATGCAGTCTGAGACGGTGGAGCAATCTTATTCTTAATTGTGCGCACTTTCATGGTCTGACCTACCCGGCGCTTTTCCTGTCCGGTGCCTGCCTCGATCCAATCATCGCGCTTAATCTCAACACGAGTAAAGGCTGCGTAATCTTTACCCTTACCGCCTGGGGTAGTTCTAGGGTCTCCATACATTACGCCGACTTTATCTCGCCACTGGTTAATCATAATCCCAATGAACGGACGCTCGTGTTCGGTGAGGCTGCGCTTGCTAGCAAGTCCTACCTTGCGGAAGAACTTGTTAGTCAGCATAGCTCCTCGACCTACAGTGAACTCACTCATGTCTTTGTCGTCCTCAGCTCCTGGAACTAGGGCTGGGAGTGAGTCGATTACTACGCAATCCACTGCTTTGGACTCTACGAACTCAATAACGGCCTCGTAAGCCTCTTCCATTAAGTTGGTAGAAATGACAAAGACTCTGGAGGTATCTACCCCACAGAGTTCTGCGTATGAAGGTACCCATTGCTCAGCCGCAACCCACACGGTCGTAAAATCTGGGTCGAGGCCTTGATTAGCTGCAATGGTTTTTAGAGCTAAGGCTGTCTTTCCGTTACTAGCCTCGCCGATAAGCTCTACCCACTGATTAGTAGGCCAGCCTCCTCCGAGGATAACGTCTACAGCTAATGATCCTGATGTAATGTGGCCGATTAAATCCTCGCGGATATCTGCCCCTAGTACTACAGTGTCTGCTCCGTATTTTTTATTTAGCTTTGCTACAACTTTTGCTAGGTCTGGGTTCATTATCCGATCCTATCAACAATCGTTGTCGGATTCCAACCGCCGGAGGCAACTTGTCGAGAAGCCTGTGTAGGACCTCCAGAGGGGGTGCTCATGCCGGGCATGCCGGTACCCGTCTGAGTTAGCGGGTAGCCGCAATCGTAGCAGCGGGGCCGAGTCTCTGGAGTAGCTCCGCCGTAGTTGCCACTGCCGCAGCCTGGGCACTTGCCCGAGTAGGCGCTAGCAGGAAGTGTCTGAGCAGGCATTTGCTGCTGAGGTACCTGCGGCATTTGCGGCATCTGAGGCATAGGCCTCTGAGCAGGGTATGACTGTGGTTGAGACGGCTGCGCCGGGGCGTTTAGCTTCTTAGCCCACCAATCGTTACTGGTCATCTACCTCTCCTTCTTTAATATCTAAGTGTTCGGGGGTGTGAATAATACCTAAAGATAGCCCGGCGGAAAAAGCGGTATGCAAAGCCACAAAAGCTATATCCTCATACATCTCTTCCAGGAACTTTCCGATAAGGTCTACATCTTCTTTTTTAGCGTCAGGCTTCATGTTAGAAATTGATGTGCTATGTCCGACAGATAAAATCTCTGCCGTGACAGTGCTCATTGCAGCCAAGAAAGCGTGGTAAGGCTCTACAGCCGATACACGACGCATGCTTGCTTCAATCTCTGCTTCTTCTACCTCTTCGCTTAGTGGAGTCAATCCTAGCTTTACCGCTAGGGCATTTGGCTCACCCACAGGCGCGTCGTATAAATGCCAACGAATAAGAGTAGGCATAGACACAACAGACTGATGTAGCTTGCTTTCCTCTTCCTGCTTTTTCCAAAATTTCCAATTCATTTAGCTTCTCCCCATCTCTGGACAATCTTTACGTCGGCTAGTAGCGGTACATCTAAAACTTTAATGTCCTCCATAGCCTCTCTAATAGCTTCTGCGGTTTCTTCTGCAAGATGGTCTGGAGTGAGGGTAACGATTTCGTCATGAACCGTTAGGATCATCTTTGCGCCATCTGGGATCATCCGGTGAGCGCGTACCATAGCAATCTTGATGATGTCTGCGGCAGTGCCCTGGATTCGTGTGTTAAAGGCTTGTCGTTCGGCACTAGCTTTTAGGCCCTGGTCGGACGACAAAATATCTGGTAGGTAGCGCTTGCGTCCTGTAATGGTGTTTACATAGGGAGGCTTGCGGTTTTTCGTCACGGCGATAACTTTACTCTTGTACTTCGCCACGGAGGGGAACTCTTGATTAAATCTAGTAAGCAGTTCCCTGGCCTCGGTGGTCGAACAACCAATCTGGCGAGCAATGTTGTCTGGCCCTACGCCGTACGCCATAGAAAGAACAAGAACTTTGCCGGCCTTTCTATTAACGCCCATAGTGTCACCTACAGTGGTGTAGATGTCTTTACCCTCTAGATAATTGGATACCATAATGGGGTCTTGTGACATGGACGCAATAACGCGTGGTTCAATCTGAGAATAGTCAGCCACAACTAGCTTGTAACCTTCTGGGGCGTAGAACAAGTTTCTAATTGCCTTGCCGTGAGGAGTATGTGGTGCAGGCACATTCTGCAAGTTAGGGTTGCGGCTAGAGAAACGGCCGGTCTCCGCACCATGCTGTACGAAGTCGCAATGAATTCGCCCATTGATAAGGAGGCTGTCCTTGTGCTCCACCTTAGACTTACCAGAGCTGGTGCGGATAACATCTCCGCCAAGGTAAGGGACTACATAAGTACCGTGCAACTTATTCAAGTCAGCGTACTTAAGCAGTGCGTCTACCAATGGGTCTGCGTTCTTGTAAGCCTCTAGTGCTTCAGCAGATACCGAGTAATCAGACATATCTAGCTTGTGGCCGTCCTTGTCCTTCTGGTTACCCTTGGTGGTGAATAGTCGTGGCTTAAGGCCGCGACCTCCCTCCTCTTTGGGGGAGTAAAGGAGTAGCTGCTTTTCGCTGTTAGAGTTAATGTTAAACACGCGTCCAGCAATCTTGTAAATCTCTGCCTTGGCCTCTTCTACGTCCTTCTCTAGCGTCTCTCCCAAGATAGCCAGGGAATCAGTGTCAATAGGCGCTCCGGCCAATTTCATATCGCAGAGAACGGCTAGCACGTCCATCTCAAGAGCCATGACGTTGTTAAGGTCTGCCTCTTCGATCTTAGGCACAAGTGACTTCCACAGTAAGAATGTGTACTTAGAGTCTAGGTATGCATACTTAGCAACTTCCAAGAAAGAGTAGGCCTCTACTTCCTTACCTACGCCCTTTTCCATTTCGTAGCCCAGCTCACGCTTAAGGCAGTCGGACAGGCCACATTTATTCTTATTACGGTTGTCACTGATAAACGAGGCGATCATTGTGTCAAAGTAAGGGCCGGAAGGAACTTGTCCTCGGTAGTACTTGGCTACAGATGTTAGGTCAAACACTAGGTTGTGACCAATAGTTAAAATGTCTTCATTAAAGAATAGCGGCTTTAAGCCGTCAAATACCTCAGCAGGCCGTAGCTGTGCAGGAGGTTCTGAGAATACCTTCTTGGCCTTTTTGATGTCCCTTGAGTAATCGTACTCTCGTGCGGGTAGGCCTTTGTCGACCCTCTTCTGGCCTTGTCCGGTCAGCGGGTACACGATGTCTACTAGCTCACCGTTCGGGTGGCCCATAGGAATGACGTCACATCTTCCGTGAGTCGCTAATGTAATCCAAAGAACTTCATTGACTGGAGTGTCTCCACGGCGATCCCCAACAGTTTCTACGTCAAATGCAAATGCGTCTTGTGTTAGGTAATAGGAAACTACTTCAGACAATTGTTCGTGAGTTGTAACAATGTTCATATTATGCTCCAAAGGCTTACGAGGCCGGTTGGGGACTGTGGTGCCGGCCTCGTAAGCAGTCTTTGTTAGAGAAGCGCTTCTGCTACTTCGAGCAACTCAGCGTAAGTGTGAGTTTTGATAGCGCTGCGGTCGAATGGTTTGATTTCAGCTACCTGTGCCTCAATGGTGTCTGGGTCTAGGCCCCAGTCTTCACCAAGGTCGCGAGTCTTAACTGCGAATAGGTTGTATTGGGTTTGCTGCATCTTACCGGTCCGACTGATCGCCCAGTAGTTCTTTACCAAAGGACCCTGGGGCGAAAACTCTGCCGCATGTAGGGACTTGTACAGGCGTGGGGTGGCAATAAGCATCTGACGCTGAGCAGCGCCGTCAACTACGTTGGCAATGGTGAACGCTGTCTTGC